AGGTTTGTTCAACCCCACCGACACTATCAGCAAGCAGTTCAAGAACGGCATGATGGGTACTGGCGTATTGGGCTTTGAAGAAATCAATATGTCTCAGTCAATCAAGCAGCACACCACTGGTTCACGCGATGCTTCGGCTTCCACGACTACTGGCGCTGCTGTAACCTCTGAAGGCGCGGCAACTTTGACTTTGGCCCAAGGCTCTGTGACCACTACTATTGCTGCTGGCGATGTGTTCACTATTGCTGATTGCTTTGCTGTCAACCCACAAACCCGTGAAACCACTGGTTCTTTGTTCCAGTTTGTTGCTTTGGCTGCGGCTACCGCTGTGTCCGGCACTTGGACTGTGACTGTGGCTCCTATGTACTCGGCGGCCCATGCTTTGGCTACCGTGAACATCCTGCCGCAAAACAGCAAAGCCGTGACCTTTGTGGGCGCTGCTTCTACTGCTTACGCACAAAACTTGGTCTACCACAAGGACGCTATCACGTTTGCCACGGCTGACCTGTTGCTGCCTCAAGGTGTTGACATGGCTGCCCGTGCGGTTCATAACGGTATCAGCTTGCGTGTTGTGCGTCAGTACGATATTAACAACGACCGTATGCCTTGCCGTATTGACGTTCTGTATGGCTTCAGCGCCATCCGTCCTCAAATGGCTTGCCGCATCTGGGGCTAATTTGAATGGGGCTTCGGCCCCTTCTTTCGTAACATTTTTTTAAGGAAATTATTATGGCTCTCCCTAATTCTGGCGGCGGTTATCAGTTTACCGATGGTAACGTCAATGAAATCGTTATGGGCGTTCAAGCAGCGCCTCAAACTGCAACTGCTACGGCCACTTTGACCGTTGCACAAACTACTGGTGGCGTTTTGGTGGGCAATCCGTCTACCACGGCTGCAACCTACACGCTTCCAACTGCGGCTGCAATTGACGCTGTGCTTACCAACGCCAAAATCAACAGCACGTTTGAATTGAAAATTATCAACTTGGGTACTTCAACCGGCTTGATTACTGTAGCTGCTGGCACTGGCATTACTACGGTCGGCAACTTGGTTATTGCTATTACTGGTAGTTCCGCAGGTGTTGGTGGTGCAGCGCAGTTCTTGTTCCGCAAGACAGGCGATGCTGCTTACACCGTGTACCGGATTGCTTAAATTTAAATGGGGCTTCGGCCCCGTTTTTTAAGGAAACAATTATGGCAAATACAAAACCTGTTGGTGTTGCGTATAGCGACCCTGAATTGACCGCCGGTACTACCGTAAATGGCGGTACTGTTGATGGTAGTCCAATTGGCGCAACAACGCCATCTACAGTTGTTGGCACTACTGTTTACGCTACAACTGAAATTGGTTATTCCGCTGCCGCACAAGGTGCTGTAACGCAGTTGACAGACAAGTCTACAGGGGTAACTCTGAACAAGTCTGCTGGCCGCATTACGATGAACGCCGCAGCATTGGCTGGTTCTACTGCTGTGTCATTTATTTTGACAAACAGTTTGATTTCTATCAATGACACAATCATTGTGTGTGTTTCAAGCAATACCACTGGTAGTGCTGCTGGGGCGTATACAACGTATGTGTCTTATTTGGCTGCTGGCTCTGCTTTGATTACATTGCGAAACTTGACTACGGCTACTTCATACTCTGAAGCTGTCATTATCAATTTTGCAATCATCCACGGCGCGTAAAAATAAGGGGGCCACAAGCCCCCTTTTTAAGTATGAACATTTATTTAATGCACCCCATTCACGGTCGAAAAGTTGCCACAATGGAACTTGAAGCCGAATTTGATGAACAAAACGGCTGGTCGCGGTACAATCCCAATGAACCAGCCCCAATTTCTGAATCAGAAATAAATGCGCTAAACATTAAGCGCAAATACACGCGCAAGGCTGTAACAGAGGAAATTTAACATGGCAATTTACACCGCAGCAGACCAGATAAATCGGGCGCTCCGACTTCTTGGCATCCTAGCTGAAGGTGAAACGCCATCGGCTGAAACATCTCAAGATGCGCTGGTTGCTTTAAACCAGATGATTGACAGTTGGAATACTGAGCGCCTTTCGGTTTTTAACACAATCGACCAAACATTTACTTGGCCTGCTGGTGAAATTCAACGTCACCTTGGGCCAACTGGCGCAAGCATTGGCGGTTTTAATGGCATTCGCCCCGTCTTGCTAGACGATTCAACTTACTACCGCGATCCAGGCACTAACGTCAGCTTTGGCATCAAGTTTATTAACCAGCAGCAGTACGACGGCATTGCCGTTAAAACGGTAACTTCTACTTATCCACAAGTGATGTGGATTAACATGGAGTACCCCAACATTCAGATGACGGTCTATCCCAAGCCCACAAGAGATTTGGAGTGGCACTTTATTAGCGTACAAGAATTAGGTGAAATTACTGATTTGGCGACTCAGATTCTTTTTCCGCCAGGTTACTTACGTGCATTTACCTACAACTTGGCGATGGAATTTGCACCTGAGTTTGGCGTTGAACCTAGCCCACAAGTGCAGCGCATTGCTATGACCAGCAAGCGTAATTTAAAACGCATTAACAATCCTGACGATATTATGTCAATGCCGTATTCGCTGATTGCTACTCGCCAACGGTTCAACATTTACGCAGGAAACTACTAATGAAAACGCCAATTCTTGGCGCATCGTATGTTGCACGCAGTATTAACGCTGCGGATAACCGCATGGTCAACTTGTTTCCTGAGATTGTTCCAGAGGGCGGCAAAGAAGCTGGATTTCTAAATCGAGCGCCTGGTCTTAACTTTCTTCAAACCGTAGGCACTGGCCCTATTCGTGCATTGTGGTCGCACCAAACCAACGGTAGCGACTTCTACGTTGTGTCTGGCACTGAGGTTTACAAACTTACTGGATTAACTTCTACACCCGTCAAGATTGGCGATGTATCTGGTACTGGCCCTGTGTCTATTGCTGACAATGGCGCAGTGTTATTTTTTGCGTGTAACGGCCCTAGCTACACTTATTACGAACCAACAAACGAATTTAACCAAATTACAGACGTTAACTTTCCTGGTGCTGTGACCGTTGGTTATTTGGACACTCAGTTCATTTTTAACGAACCTAATAGTCAACGGCTGTGGTCGGTCGACACCATCAACCCAGCCAACGGCGACTACATTTATCCGTTGGTGTTTGACCCTTTGTTCTTTTCTAGCGCCGATGGCTCACCTGATGGCGTAGTTGCAATCAATGCAGACCATCGACAGCTTTGGGTGTTTGGTACAGACTCTACTGAAGTTTGGTACAACGCTAAACTTGCCAACTTTCCATTAACGCCCATTCAAGGCGCTTTTAATGAAATTGGCTGTGTAGCCCCTTACTCGGTGGCCAAGCTCGACAATACGCTGTTTTGGCTAGGTACAGACGCCCGTGGGCAGGGTATTGTTTACAAGGCCAACGGATACGCTGCACTTAGGGTTTCCACCCATGCTATTGAATACGCTATTGCCCAATACGGCAATCTGGCTAATGCGCTTGCCTACACTTACCAGCAAGAAGGCCATGCTTTCTATGTGTTGACGTTCCCAAACGCCAATGCTACATGGGTTTACGATGTGTCTACTCAAGCCTGGCATGAACGTGCTGGGTTTGTTGATGGTGAATTTACTCGCCACCGCAGCAATTGCCAATGTAACTTTGGTGGCAACACTGTTGTTGGCGACTTTGAAAACGGCAACATCTACACGTTTGACCTAAATGTTTACGCTGATAACGGACAGATTCAAAAATGGTTGCGTTCATGGCGTGCTTTGCCCACAGGACAAAATAACCTTAAACGTACTGCCCAACACAGCCTGCAACTTGATTGTGAAACTGGTGTTGGCTTAAATGATGGTCAAGGCGCAACACCAGAAGCCATGCTGCGCTGGTCAGATGATGGCGGTCACACTTGGTCAAACGAGCATTGGCGCGAGATGGGGGCTATCGGTCAATACGGATACCGCACGATTTGGCGCAGGCTTGGTATGACTCAAAAAATTCGTGACCGTGTTTATGAAATTTCTGGTACTGACCCTGTAAAAATTGCCATTATGGGTGCTGAATTGTTAATCTCACCGACAAACGCATAATGGCCGCATCGTATTCACAAATTCCTGCGCCTCGCGTCCCCTTCTTGGACCCGCAGACAAACATGGTTTCGCCACAATGGTTTTTGTGGTTTAACAATGTGTATTCAATTACAGGTAACGGCACTGGCATTGTTCCAGTAGCTAGTGGCGGCACGGGTCTTGGTGCAACCCCCATCAACGGCCAATTGCTTATTGGCAATGGTACAGGGTATTCCCTTGGAACATTGTTTGCTGGCGCGGGGATTTCTGTCAGCAATGGTGCTGGCGCAATTTCTTTGGCTAATACGGGTGTGCTATCCAATATTGCAGGCACAGGCATTACAGTATCTGGCGCAACGGGTGATGTGACAATAGCCATTGACAATACGGTGGCAACACTGACCGATACTCAGACTTTGAAAAATAAGACCTTGGATAACACCAACACGGTCACTTTGTTGGACACGCTGTTCACGTTGCAAGACAACCTTGACAATACAAAGCAGGCTCAATTTCAATTGTCTGGTATCACTACTGGCACAACTCGCACTTATACGCTGCCAAATGCAAGCTCAACGCTAGTCGATCTATCCACAACGCAAACGCTTAGTGGCATTAAAACTTTCAGCAGCGCCACCATTTCGGTGGGGTCATCTACCGCTACTGGCACAATGCAGTTTGCCTATGGCGCAACCATCTCAGGCAGCACCAAGACGGTCAACATTGGTACGGGTGGTGTCAGCGGGTCTACTACCGCAATTACGGTTGGTTCAATTTTTGGAACAACTGTCAACGCCTACGGCAATTGGACTTTCAATACCCCCATAGGTGTAGCAAGTGGTGGTACAGGCTCAGGAGTTGCATACACTGTAGCAACGCTGCCAGCAGCAGGGACACAAGGACGCAGGGCTTGGGTAACGAATGCTTTAACTCCAACTTTTGGGTCTGTTGTAGTTGGCGGTGGTGCAGTAGTTATTCCCGTGTTTGATAACGGTACAGCTTGGATAGTGGGATAATATGATTAGCCACCATTTTGGCGCGGGTGTTTATGCTAAAGAAACACGCATTCCAGCGGGAAGCATACTTGTACAGCACAAACACAAACACGATCATTTATCCGTGTTGGCAAGTGGCTCAGTTGAATTGATTGTTGATGGTGTTAAATCTGTTGTTAATGCACCAGCTTGCTTGACAATTGAGGCAAATAAGCATCACGGCGTAAAATCGCTTACTGATGTAGTTTGGTATTGCATTCATGCAACTGAATGTACCGATATGGATGAAATAGACAATGTGTTAATTGTTGACGGTAATAATGCCGAAATGCACACATTGGCTGAAAGTTTAAAGGAGTAAGCTATGCCTTGGGGATTTATCATACCTGCCGCAGTATCGCTTTTTAGCGGTTCTCAAAATCGTCAAGCTGCATCTCAAGCTAGTGATGCTTCAGTAGGCGCATCTGAACGCGCTCAAGCACTTCAAAAGGAAATGTTTGATAAGCAACTTGAATTAAGTTCGCCTTATCGACAAGCAGGTCTTACGGGTCAAAACCGATTGATGGAATTGCTTGGAATTGGCGGGAATGCTGGTGCTGGAGACTACGGCAAGTATGGCAGAGATTTCAGCATGGCTGACTACCAAGCAGACCCTGGCTATGCTTTCCGATTAAGCGAAGGCATGAAGCAACTTGGGCATCAGGCCGCTGGTCGCGGAGGTTTGGTTTCAGGTCAGACCATGAAAGGTTTGCAAGACTACGCGCAAAACTCTGCATCTCAAGAGTACAACAACGCATTCAATCGCTACCAGACCAATCGAACAAATCAGTTAACTCCATTAGGTAGCTTGATGACTTCTGGTCAAAATGCTGCTGCTGGTGCTGGCGCACAAGCTGGAACTTACGGGGCAAATGTTGGCAACTTAATGACAAGCGCTGGTGATACACAAGCCAATGCTTTAATAAATGCACAAAGAATTAATACCTCTACTTATGGAGATATTTTTGATAGATATGATAAAACAAAACCCAATTTTGGCAGTTTGTTTGGTTAAGGAATAAATCATGGCCGTAAATTATGAACTTTTGCAACCTATAAATATTTCAGGTCGAATAAAAGCTAATGAGCAAGAAGCTCAGCAAAACCAACTTGCACAGCAACAATTACTTGCTAACAAGCAACAAATGGAAACTGGGGCTTTGCAGCAGCAAAAAGCCCAATTGGAACTTGCGGATTACAAAACCAAACAAGAAAGTTTGGACAAATTTATCCAATTAAGTTCTGCCAATGGGAAAACTGGTTCGCCCAAAGAAATGGCAAGTAGCTTCTACGATTTTGCATTAGCGCAAAAAAATCCTCAACTAATTATGTCTGCTCAAACAATGCTTCAAGCAGCTAATGAGCGTGAAAGATACGAAACTTATTTAAAAAATCAACAGATTATTCCTGCACAGCAAGCACCCGCACCAATGGCTGGCGGCTTGGGTTCAGGTACGTTTGGCATGGATAATATATCTGGTATGCCCAATGCCCTTGCTTCACGGGTAGCAACGCCTATGGCGGCAACCAATGCTCTTGTGCCACAAGCAGCAAACCCTGTAGCAGCTCTTGAAACAAAGATTGCACAATTGCGTCAATTTAACGATCCTCTTGCACAAGCTGAAGCTGCGCGTTTGCAGAAACAAGTTGATGAATACAACAAGGTTCATGTTGTTGGTGGAAGTTTGTTAAAAGGTACTGGAGATGTAGTTGGAACTGCTCCAATAACACCTTATCAAAAATTACAAAATGAAATTTCTCAAGGGCAACTTGGAGTATCACAAGGGCAGCTTAAAGTGTCTCAAGGTCAACTTGGAGTGTCCCAAGGCCAACTTAAAGTGGCCCAAGATCGGCTTGCTCGTGAAGGTGCTGCTCTTGATCCCGCTGAAAATGCAGCAATTAGTAAAGCTATTATTGAAGGCCGTGTTGATCCAACAAAAGTAAACGGACGTAATGCAAAAATTATTGCCAACACCCTTCTTTCCGATCCCACGGTCAATATCAAAGAATTGGGCATTGAGGCTGCTGGCGCTGGTGCAGGTTCTCGCGCTTTAGGAACGCAAAGCGCTAAGATTCTTACCGCTGCAAATGAGGCCGGTCAAATGGTTGATGTTGTGCGCGATTACTCAAGTAAAGTTAATCGCACTCAATATCCAACTATTAACTCAATTCAAAATGCTGTTGACAAAGGCACTGGCGGAGCTGAAATTGTCAAACTTAACACCGCAATTAATGCGCTGGTTAACTCTTACGCCCGAGCAATTAATCCAAATGGTGTGGCAACGGTATCTGATAAAAATCATGCTCGTGAGATCATCAACTCAAATTACGCGAATGGTCAGATCAATGCTATTCTTGACGTAATGGGTCAAGAGATGGATATTGCTAAAACCTCGCCTAGTGAAGCTGCCAAGCAATTAAAGGCTGGTCGAACGGGTGCTGCACCTGCTGCTGCTACGCAAGGAACCGGTGGATTCAAATACCTTGGCACAGAAAGCAAAAAATAATGGCTACCAAATATCGTGTTCAAGGCCCAGACGGTGCAATACACGTCTTTGAAGGCCCAGATGACGCAACGCCTGCTCAAGTTGAAGCATTTGCATCTCAAACTTTTGGCGCAAAACCCGTTGCACCGTCTAGCGGCGTTCCTGGTCCACGTAAATCTTTTGCTCAAGAAACAGGTCAATTTTTAGGTAATGTTGCAGCCGGTGCGGTAAGAGGTGCGGGTTCAATTGGCGCTAGTTTAATACGTCCTTTTGAATCCGCAGAAGAAAATACTGCTAGACGCATGGCAATGGATGAGGCGCTTAAAAGCATGGGCGCAGAGCCAGAATCTTATGCTTATGGTGGCGGAAAATTAGCTGGTGAAGTTGCTGGAACATTGCCTATTGGCGGCGTGATAGCTAGGCCATTGGCAGCAGTAGCGCCGTATGCGCCAACCCTAATTAATCCAGTTGTCAATGCTTTGCGGTCGTCTGGTTTTAGTTCAGGCATTCCCGTTACCAAAGGCGTTCCATTAGCTACCCGCGCTGCTGATATTGGCGCAAGAGTTGTTGGTGGCGGCGTAACTGGTGCCGCAACTGCGGCGCTTACCAACCCTGACGAAATTGGTGCTGGCACAACTGTTGGTGCGGGTTTAGCTGTTGCAGCGCCTCCTATTGTTAAGGGACTAGCTAAAAGTGCAGGGTTTTTGACTGATGCTTTTAGCGGCAAATTGGCACAAGTTGGCGCTGGAAAAATTGCGCGTGATGTTGCGGGTGATCGGATTGGAGCTATTCGTGCCGCGCTAATGGCTTCTCCTTCTGACGTTACGGCAGCGCAAGCTACATCGGGCATTCAAAAAGACGCTTGGCAAGCCCTTGGGGCTATGACTAGCAAAACAGATGATGCATCTGCGTTACTTAAACGTCAGGCGGCAGATGATCTGTCGCAATTGCAACGCATGGCCGAAGGCGGCAATGAAACAGAAATGCGGGCAGCTTATGAGCAATCCATTAAACGATTGAATCAATTAACCGCTGAAATGCGTAATGTTGAATTGCAAGCGGCCAATCAAGCTGCTCAAACAACCAATCGTTTGACTCCACAAATGCAACAGCGCCAAGCAAGCATGGTAAATGCGTTGCGTGAAGGTATGCCCGCAAACTTACCTTCTGGTGCGGCTGGAACACCGGCACCTGGCGTGTCGGGTATTCATGCCGGTACAGAAGCGGCTCAACAAGCGGCAACCGCAGCCAAAGGAAAGCCTGGCTTTTTAACTGCTGGTGATCGTTCACAAGAGTGGAAAGCAACATCAGACACTTTTGCAGATATTGCCAAGCAACGCCGTGCCGAGGCTGGATTTATTGAACGTCAAATTGGCAGTCTTGAGGCTCATGGTTTAAGACCATTGGATGCTGGAAGCATTACAGCAGCAATTGACCAAAAACTTTCCGCGCCAGGACTTCGTGCTAGTTCTAACATGACCAAAGTGTTGCAAGCCGTTAAAGATGACATTGCGAATTTGACCGAAAAAGGTGGTGGAGTTATTGACGCTCATGATCTTTACACCCTTCGCAAAGAAGGTATAAACGAGCGCATCATGCAAATCATGGGGCAGACTGATCCCAAGATTAGCGCCAAAGTAACGCGCAATGTGTTGCAAGAAGTTAGACCACTTATTGACGACGCTATTGAAACCGCTGGCGGTACAGGCTGGAAAGATTACCTTAAAACGTACTCTCAAGGTATGCAGGCTATTGACCAAAAAGCAATGGCTGCACAAGCTGCGAAGTTGTTTGAAAACGCTCCAAACGAATATGTCAAATTGGTTCGGGGTAATAATCCAGATGCTGTAGAAGCCATTTTTGGACCAGGCAGTTACGACATTTTTAAAGAGATGGGTAGCAAGATGCCCACGTTGCAAAAAGTAGCAAGTAATGTTGAGCGCACGGTTTCAATGAAAGAGGCGGCAACTGCCGGTACTGAAGCACTTGGAAAAGTAATTGGCGAAGATTCATTTCGCTTGCGCTTTCCAAGTTTTTTAAACCGCGCTACTACAGCGGCCAATTTAACATTAGACATCTTAGAAAAGCGCCTTAATAAAAAGATTTTTGCCGAAATGCAAAAAGGCATGGCTTCTGGAAAAAGCGCATTAGAAATGTTAAATACATTGCCAACAGCCGAAAAAAGCAAAGTCCTTCGCGTGTTAGCTGATCCCGCATCTTGGGGTAAGGCGGGTACAATTTCGGCAAGAATTGCCACAAGGCAAGAGCAACCAGTTAACGCCCTTGCTCCTCAGCAAGAAAACCAAAACGCTTTAGCAAAGTAAAATCATGGACTACCAACAAATTCTTAACATTGGCCTTAGCACCATAATGGCAGTTCTTGGCTGGTTTGCCAGAGAATTATGGTCGGCAGTCAAAGAACTAAAGTTTGATCTTGCTAAGTTGCGAGAAGACTTGCCTAAAGAATACGTTGCTAAAGATGATTACCGTCAAGATATACGCGAACTTAAAGAAATGATGAACAAAATCTTTGACAAAATTGACGCAAAGCAGGATAAATAATGGACATTACCGGATTAGGCGCTGTATCTGATTTAGTCAATACCGCCATCAACAAAATTTGGCCCGACAAGACTGAAGCTGACAAACAGCAACTTGCAGCGGCTGTAATGGTAGTACAAGGACAAATTGATACCAATAAAGCAGAGGCAGTAAACCCAAGCGTGTTTGTCTCGGGCTGGCGTCCATTTATTGGTTGGGTCTGTGGCGCAGCTTGTGGCTGGAACTGGATTGGCTTGCCGATTGCTAAAGTTGGATTGGCATTGGCTGGACATTCTCTTGATCTATCTCCCGCCAATCTTACCGAAATGCTTCCCGTTCTTATGGGTATGCTTGGACTTGGTGGACTTCGTACAATTGAAAAAATAAACGGCGTAGCATCAAAGTAACGTAAATATGTTAAGTTCCTGAAGTTTGCTCTAAAGGATTGACATGAAAGCTGTTATTTCAGATCAGGAATTTATTGAATTGTGGAACACCCATCAGTCTCCGACAAAGATTGCAAAAATTACCGGCATTTCTGAAAGAACTGTTTACGCAAAACGAAACTCAATTCAAGTCTCGCAAAACGTAAAGCTGGAAACCAATCGACCCGTACAGTCTCTTGAGCAACCAAGGTACACCTACTCTCCTGTGCGGCCAAAGACAGAACTAGGGATTGAGAATGGCACAGTTATTGTTTTTTCTGACGCTCATTTCTGGCCTGGGATACGGACTACTGCTTTTCAGGGTCTATTGTGGGCGATTGAAAAATTACAACCGAAAGCAGTTATTTGCAATGGGGATGCTTTTGACGGTGCATCTATCTCTCGCCATCCACCTCTGGGCTGGACTAGAACACCGAGTGTGATTGACGAACTCAAGGCTTGCAAGGAAATGCT